AGGGTCGTGTACGCTGGTACCGTTGTTAGTATACACACTGACTTTACCGTTGTCTTGATATCTATGGAAACTGTCAAACAACGTATACGGGTCGCTGGTCCTGAAACGACCAAATGCATCTGACGCTGTGGGGCCTAGCGTTGTACGTATAATAGGACGACCTAGAACATCATATTGCATGACCTGATGTAGATCGTTGAGAGCAGGATCGCTGGGGTGCTGGTAATTCGTAGAGTTTATCGGCTGATAAGGGTTATTAGGATTTACGGCCATTTTAATTTATTTTAGGCCCAGGGCCTGCCCTGCTGTAACCCACCCACGTTAGGGTTATCTTCTACGGTGTTATCTGCTAGATACTTTGTAGGAAGCTGAGTAATATCTGCAGTAGTGTCGGAATAACGGCCTGGTTCTACGACATTCCTAGCTGCTCGATCCTGCCCAGCCAGAGCCAGTTTAGCTTCTTGCCTTAGTTTTTTATTAGCCAATGTTGAAATGCCATTCTCTGCCATCATCGTGCTCCGTAGACGGTTCCGGGATACATGGCCTGTGTCGAGCTTCTGATATCTGCAGGGTGTTTAGGCCCGTTGACGCCGCCTCCTGCATCTTTGGTCACTGCATCTATGTCTGCATACCGCTCGTCAGGGCTGTTGGCCAGCTCTGGACGCTCGTTGCCAGTGAGTAGATCAACGACCTGCTGTATCCTGCGCAGTTCATCGTCGCCCTCTTGTGCAGTGGCCACTAGATCTACGGTCATCGTAGGCTTTTCTTTGGCTTCCGCTTGGTCTATGATATCTAGCACAGACCTGATTATATCTTGGACTTTCATAGCTGATCCTTTTATCAGCTATTTATCTGGCTTTCCTTCGGAAGTAATAATCACCGTCAGGACCTTGATCGCTGAATATTCCCAGGCATTCGAAGCCCTGTACGTCCATCCACTTGATCACAGCGTCAAACAAAGGAGCGCCACGATTGTATTCTACTTTCTGTAGCTCTAGGATCACGTGATCCACAGTGGCCAGACATTCTTGGCTGCCTTTAAGCACGTCTAGTTCTGCACCTTGGACGTCTAATTTGAGGAAATCCGGTTGGGGGAACTGTTTGAGACGCTGCACAGCATCCACGGTCACGGTCTTTAGTTTCCTGCGATGCGATTCGTTGAAATAGGCCGGCGCTTGGGGATTGACATCGGGATTCTCTAGGTAATAGCTGTTGCCTCCGGGATGCTGATCGTTCTGATAAAAGTCGACCTCCTTGCCTGACTCGTCGCTGAGCACACCTATGTGATATCGCATGCCCGCTTCTTTATACAGGAATTCTGTGGAATCCATGGCTTCGAAGGCTATGATCTCTGCGTCAGGCCATATTTCTCTAGCTTCGGTGGTCCAGTGTAACACGCAGGCTCCTATGTCATAGATCACACGAGGACTTACTCCTTGTTCTTTTAACGATCGTAGATAGTTGACATGCGCCTTGGGTATCAGCCGTTGCTGACCTAGTTCTCTCAGCCTAGTCTGTTTATCATCCTGTACCGCTGGAATACGATCGTCGACCTCGAACACGCCCTGACCGATGTGTCGGCATTTGATCGTGGGATCGGCCCAGATACGAAATCCTTTGGCCAGAGCTTTTTTGCAGAAATCTACATCTTCTGACACGGTGTTCCTATGATCCAATGCTGAGTAGTATTTGAACTGGGGGTAACCTATGCTGCGCATGACTTCGGCTTTGACCAGCACACAGCCAAAACCGCAGCCCTGCACTTCTACTAGATTTCTGCCTTTGAGTTTACCGTAGGGGATGTTAGACACACCGCCGTGATCGTTGGCTTCATATATCTCCAGTATGTGTTGCCCGGGCTTGCGCTGTATGTACAGTCCCGATACAACATCTCGATCGTGTGCTAGGAGTTTTTTCAGCGTATCAGGAGGAAATGCAATATCGCTGTCCACGGAGAAGAGGTAGTCAAAACTTTTTACTACCCAATCTGCTATGAGATTGCGTACTTGATCTATGTTATATCCATAGAAGTATTGAAACGTGGTTTGGTAGCCCTCCGGAACTTCCAGATCGTAGATCGCTTTGAAGGTCTCCACTTCGATGTTCCGGGCTGTGGGTATGGCTATCAGTATCTTTTTTTTTGGCTCAGTGACGTTTACTATGGTAGCTTCTGTGATCGGTGCTGGGGGTACTTTAGACTGATTTATGATCTGTTGTACTTGGGGATTTATCTGCCATGTCTGCATTTTGTTTACTATTTCCTTTGCATTTTTATTCTGTAGATCACCGTTGACCTTATAGTCATTCAGTGGATTCACGTCATTGTAATTGTACACTATATCTTGTAGGCATCGCACTCGATCGGGCGCAGCAGCTTCGATAAGGGCATAGAATACCGAGCCATCTCCCCCCGCTTTGTACCATTGATCGTCACTGTCCTTGAAAAGATCGTCTGATAGACCATTGATCAGTGATTTCTTGAAAGTCCTCAGATGTGTATATGGTAGAATCCAGTTGAAATGATGCTGCCTATAACTGCGAGATCGTTTTACATCGTCAGGGTAGGGTTGGCTGATCAAAGGAATGTTGTCGACCATGCTCCAACAGCTACCGTAGGTAAACTCTGCGCCATCGGCATAGACAGTATTGAAATAATCAAATATGGTGTTGTCATTGATCAAGCTATCATCACCGTCTAGCAGCATGACTATGGCGTCATCGTTGGCTATCTCACGTATAGCCGTGATCTGATTGCGCACAGCGCCGTGATTTTCTGCGTTTACACAGAGTTCGAATTTATAGCGTATGCTTTCTGGCAGTCCGTCTATGTATTCTGCTACCACGGCCGCAGTGTCATCTGTAGAGCAGTCATCTATGAGTATGTGCCTGTAATTGTCATAGTCCTGTGCAGCCACGCTGGCTATACACTTCGTGATGTAGTCTCTGCAGTTATAGAATGGCGATACTACTGTGATTTCCCGCTCTTGTCCCTGTTTGTAGTCAGAAAGCTCTACGCTGTTGTGATATCTCCGTCCGGTGATCTTGTGCCATCTACGGTTGATCTGTGTGACACGCCTATACTGATCTCTGTCTAGGTACAGATCTAACTTCTTATAAAAATGCTGCTGCCATTGCAGGGCCACTGAATCCCAGCCTACTATATCTTTAACAATGTTACAGTAATATTGTTTCTGTTGATGCAGATAGGGATTGCGATAAGCTTCTACCACGGTCTTGACGAACTGTTCTATCTGTTGGGGGACGTTAATATCCGGAAACAGGCCGTTAGGTTCTATGGCATAGTCTATGAGATAACTGGCACCTTCCACGGCGATCTCTTCTAGAGCACCGAATCTACAGGTTACCACGGGAGTGTTGTAGCAGAGGCTCTCCATAGTGGATATACCGAAGGTCTCAGGAAAGGCCGCGGGATAGATCATGAAATTAGCTAGGGTCAGTATGTCAGCGATTTCTTTCTGGGGTATCACTCCCGTGAATTCTATACCCTGTGCTGCTAACGCAGGGTCTGCAGCCATCTCTCGCCATTTCTTTTCCTGCTCGTCTGGCTGCCCATTCACAGAAAATCTATAGTAGCCGCCGATGACCTTTAATTTAGCTGTAGGTATATGACGCTTAACATGCGGCCAGATCTTTTCCACCAGAGGAATCATACCTTTGGTCACGGAAGCGTTGTAAACGAAGAGATCACGATCCTTGGCCTTGATATCTACTTCTTGATTCCATATCCTTACACCATTGCGTGTGACGAACAATTTGGGTTTCAGTACTTCGAAATTCCTGCGCCGTCCATGGTGGCAGTTAGCGATGTAGGTCAAGTGCCAGTCACTGAGAGTGAATATATCAGTGATACGATTCTGTACTGCCAGCTCTTCTATGAGATTGTCCCCGAGGCAGAATGTATCGTGCATCCAAAGTACCCGCATCTTAGCTCGACTCAGTATTCTGTCATAGAGATTCATATCTTTGAACGGCGAAGATCGCGTATCATTGAGTTTAGCGTAGTCCTTGGGATCAGTGAATGGGATCACTGTGCGACTGGAAATAACTATGTCGAAATCGTGATCTCCGGCGAGATATCTCAGAGGACGGTATTTTACACCGTCGTAGACTCCGGGCTGTGCGTGGTCCATTTCGCAGTTATTGAATACGGTAACATCAAAACCTAATTGGACTAGTTCTCTGGACATCAGTGTCACAGCACTTTCGCTGCCGCCCAGACCTTGTTTGAATACCGTGGATCCATCGTAGGGTATACCTATGATGTCGATTATAGCTAGAGTAATTGGCATCAACTATTTAAGAAACCGAGTCGAAATACAGCAGCAATCTTGGTCTAGAATCCTTGTACTGCTGCAGAAACTGCGGTTACTGAGGAACTGGTAAAACTGGAGGTAGAAAATGTAACTAAATTAAAGGTATTATTTGTGTAGGTTCCTGCGGTATTTGATAAAAAAGTACTGGACAAAGTCAAAGATCTATTTGCATATGTAAAATTAGTTCCGCCGGCGGTATACGTTCCTGTGCCGGATCCATCATTGGGAAATCTTGCTATACTAATGTATCCCTCAAAGAATCCCCCCGTCGAATATACTTTAGATCCTGCGAAACTAACTGGCGGAGTAGTCGGGGTCCAAAATCTAATCCATCTCAAAGTCGCGCCCGAAGATATTTTAAACAAAGACGGTGTGCTATCATGATACGCATAGAAATCATTAGAGCTGTCTAATCTCGGACTCATATGTCTAAAAGTAGCAGTACCGGCAGACGAATATCGGACCCAGCTAGTGCTTCCGGAAGAGGTAGTTACTGCCCATAAGATCGCTCGAGTAGTACCACTGATGCTAGCTCTCCCACCGACGATTATAGTAGAATCGTTGCCCACGATTGACGATAAAGATCTATTATTAGGATCTACTGAAGCTCGCTGCCATTGGATGGACCCTGATGTATTATACTTGACTATACCGATCTCAGGATCGGTTCGGTTTACCGAACCGTTGACGGTTATGTATACATTGCCGGCAGAATCTGCGAAACACCCTCCATTAGACAATATATCATAACCATTGGTTCCTGACCTAGACACAAATCTCTGCCATTGAAAAGTACCAGAAGAATTAAATTTAGCTACCCACGAAAAATAATCTGTAGAAGAAAAACTGGCACTTATATAGATATTATTTGACGAATCTATGGAAAGGCATTGAGATTCGGCATCCACTCTCATATTATAGGTCGTATCGCTGGCATTCCGTTGCCATTGTAACGTTCCGGAAGAATTGTATTTCACTAGAAAAAGATTGCGTTGATTACCGGTCCCGCTTGATGTGCTGCAATAGGCTATAACGTTCCTACTACCATCGACTCTGACTCCGCCGACATTTACAGTGGTTGTTCCTCCACTGAGATTAAAAGCCACTTGTCTGCCCCAGAGGAGAGTTCCTTGTTTAGAAAACTTAAATATCCTTAACACACGATTAGTGTTAGATTCAGAAATACGTGTCATACCAGCTGTGTAATAAGATTCGTCTACAGGATCAGTGTCAATACTGCCATAGTTAACATCGTCGATATTAGTTGTAGTTAATTTTAAGACGTGATTTTGTAGGACATCAGTAATAGTAACATCCGCTGATTCGGCGATCTTAGGTCCGGAAATACTAGATATCCTTATCTCGACTTTGAATACATCTCCGGTATTATTACTGTCTATCTTGGCCGTTTTAACGATGGTCCCGACATTGGAATTTATAGTAAAAGATCCGCTCATCAGACTATCAGTGAATGAACTGGAGTTGACAGTTCCCGAAACTGGAATTACTACATAATACATTACATATCCGTTAGGAACCGTAGCATTGACTGTAAATGTTACCGATCCTCCTTCTTCAGATATGCTGGTAGTATTAGCTGAGATCTCTGCGCTCACAGGCACTGATCCTAGACCTACAGTACCAAGCGTAGCTAATAAAGGCATGTTATGTATAACTGCTAGATTGACCTAGCACTAACCAAGAAGATCCGCTCCTCAACAGAGAAAAAGTTACGAGATCTGTACCGTTGGCAGTTCCTGATGCGGCGATACCATTGTTCCATTTTATAGTTTGGGAAACACCATCAATTTCTACAGCCGTGGGCGCTCTAGGAGTAGCTCCTTGTATTAGAAACAGAACGATAACTCTGTTTCTTAGGTCAGTGGCTGGAACATTGGTAAAGTTTACGGTGAAATTAGCAGCCATGCTAGTGTGTCGGAATATGCTGGTCAGTGAGCAGTCGTGAATGACGGCACCTGTAGCTCCAGTGATATCGATGTAAGATTCCGACACTCCTGATATATTATTGAGATCACCTATGTCTCCTTTGCTACCAGTATATCCGATATCTCCTTGGCTACCAGTATAGCCAAAATCTCCTTGACTACCCACGAAGCCGGAAGGTAATCCCTGTTGTACTAGATCCTGTAGTCTTATTTCTGCCATGGTGATATTTATTAGCCGTTGCTGATCCAGATCTCAGGAATACGGCCTAGACCTCCGCCTGTGCCCTGTCGTATATACATGGTTTCAGATTCTATAGACACCGACAAAGGTACGACTATTTCTTCAGATCCTTGGGTATAGAATGTATAGTCTTTGACATAGGTCATCGCGGCAAGTGTAGTACCACCGCTAGATATATCCAAGGATACACGATTATCTATGGAAGTCGCTGCAGATACTAATTCTGCGGCGTCAGTAAAGCTGAATACGTTCTGTATCTGATCGAAGACTTCTATGTCTGCCAGCACTGTTTCGTCCGAAGCCCGGACTATAGACTTGCTGTATATAGTTACTGTGCCTAGACTCACAGAATCTATAGTGGATCTAGACGACGAAGTCGGCGAATCCTCATTGATCTCTAACTCTGCAGGATCTTTGTAATCAGGTACATATCTAACATCAGCATCACCGCCTATGCTGAGAACTCCGGGGTCTACATCAGTGTTGTAGACCCTAAATGTGATAGGATCTGAGAACTGCTCTACACCTATTGGACTGAGGCTGATCGGCCCTATAGGTGTTCCAGGTCGATCTCTCCATAGCTCACTGGGCGTGTCGTCTTCTCTGGTCTTTTCTATGATTTCTATGGACAGCGGTATGACTTCGTTGGAGAGCAGAGTAAACGTATGGAAATAATCCCCATCGGCGGACAAAGATCCAGATGTGTCAGAATTATAGCTGGTGAGATGTGATGTAGTAACATCAGTGACCAAGGCAGTGTCTGCGGTGTAATCATACACGATCGTTTCAGTGGCATCTATTCCGACCACTGACTCGAGAGTTTCTACGATATTAACAGCGAGAGAATCGACGTTGTTATCTGATAGTTCTAATACGGCAGTATCGACGAATTGGAAGATCTGCTCAATCGCTGCGGCTGCTGCGACTTCTAATCCAAGGAACCAAGGACCACCTGCTTGATAGCTGGGATAAACTTCGTTTATGTTTAGATCAAGATCTAGAGACAGTGACTCATCTGCGGCTAATCTAGAAAAAGCTACATCTGAAAACAGCTCTATCAGCAGATTTGATATTACGGCCTGTTGGCCTTCGTCTGCTATCGCAGTTTCAGCTATCGTGTTTAATGAGATAGCCATAGAAGGTTACTGCCTTAGGCTTGGCTCTCTGACCAGCTTATACGGGAAGTAATAGTGAACGGATTTGTGGTAGTAACTGTACTTGGGTCTTCCACTAGTTTGGCCACCACTGTCAACACATCTGGACCGTCTGGGAATATGTTGTCCCCACCTAAGATGCTGTTTCCTAGAGTAGCGATCTCGTCGAGATCTGCGGTAGTGATTACCGGAGCTCGAGCTGTGGTTCCTGTACCTCCCGAAGCACGGAAGCTATACACAACCGTTCCGCCTATGATAGTATCTGAAGTACTGTGATAGATCAGCTGGCTCAAGCTAGGATTGGTCACACGCTGCCAGCTGTTGTTATTCAGCTGTCCATTCAGTCTCAGCGTGATTTCAGCAGCGTGTGTGCTCAGCACGCCCACTGTGCTAAGTATCAGCTGCATGCGATTGATGATTTCTCTCTGGCCGAGTGCTCCCGGAGTTCCTGTATCCACGCTGGGGCTTAATCGTATGCTGATCAATGGCTGTTCGTAGACCACGGGAGTGGCCGCACCACTCAGCGTCACGGTATAGTTTGAAGCAGCGCCAGCTACGGTAGTTGGTGCCTTGTCTAACAGTAACAAAGACCTTGCTGCTTGATTGAGTCCGTCTTGGGTTCTCGAATTTACTGAGGGTAGATAGGGTTGTCTAGGATTGATCTGATTATCGTTAGGTAACCTAGTTCTAGTATTGGCCTGTAGACCTGCACCTGTGATCACAGAGTTGGTTGGTATGTTATTGAATGTTGGGCTAGGTGTAGCCACCGTTAGAGCATGACCCGCAGACCTCCATTGATTATTAACAAAAACCTGATAGAACAACGTGCTTTCCACTCTAGCAGAAACAGTCAAGTTAGCGGAACCAGTGATACTAAGACTCAGAGAGCTGGCCGTAAATACGTAAGCTCTATCGTCATCAAATCGACCATCCATAATCACTGAGGTACCCCAGTGCGCCAAAGCTGGCACATAAGTAGGACTTCCAGTGTTCTCTATCTCATATCTCGCAGGCAAATTACCTGACCGCATATAAGCTTCTGTAAATTTATTATTATGTATGAATTCGTGTACGTAAACGACCTGGCCATTTTGATTCTTGAATCCGAAACGGACTTTACCAGCACCATACCAGCTGTAATCCATGTAGGCCATCTGTATCTTGTTGATATCTAGATAGAATCCAGTAGGACCTGTGCCCACGCAAGGATCTATGTTCCACTGACTTTGGGGGACCTTGGTGTCTATGGTTTTGGTTATGATCACGTTGCTGTTAGTGATTCCCCGATAGCTGGGTATGATATACATAAGGGTATCGCTGGCTATCTTAGTGACTAGATAGGTCTGTCCTTTGGCTACGATACGATCTCCTACAGACAACTGCGAGCTAAATCTAGTGTTGGTTCCGTTCACAGTTCCACTCTTGAACGTGAATGTCGACGTTCCGCTGACTTGCAACACCGAGCTCCTACGCACGCAAGAAAGTTCAGAGCCATCGTACTCGAAATACAATCCGTTCTGATCATCAAACAAGCCACATTTTAGGAGGCTGTTGCTCCAGCTATTAACATGATATTCTATGATGCCCGCCGCTGCCTGCGCAGATGGTTCTCCGGCCAGTGTTACAGTAAATCTGTATGGATCTAAGATCGACGCTACGGTAAACACCCCGTTCCAGTAATTATTGGCTCCGCCGTCGTTTATGGCTCCCGAAATCGTGATCTCAACGCCCTGAGACAGCCTATGAGGATATCTAACTGTGACGATACCAGTGGTCAATCCAGTGCTGACACTTACGCTGAAAGATTCTACGACAGTGCTAGGACTAAAGTTCACAGCGAAAGAAACCTGTATGCCCTTACCAGATTGATATCGGAAATACTTACGAGTCTGTCTTATCATTTGGCTGTCGGGATTGGTGCTAGGTATCAATTCTACACCGCCATCATAGGGTCGATGCAGCGCGAATCCGTCGGCCCTTATCAACAAAGCAGTTCCCAGCGCATAGCTAACACTAGTAAATTCTTCTGCGGCAAGTTCTCTTAATATTAACTCTGTGGTGCTGTTTACATATTTTATTAAAAAAGTCGTAGTAGAACCGATGCTGGAAATGTGCTGCAGAGTCACTGTGGTTCCTGCTGATGTGATATCTACTCTGTTAGTATTGTTGGTAGCATTTGCAGGGGTTGGATGCAGAGTTACCACTGTAGCCGATATCACTCTCACGTAATAGATGTAAGTGTTAGTGGTTCCGCCAGGTGCTGTAGTCGCAGACATTATCACGGGATCCGCAGTGGTCAAAGAATGCGCCACGCTGGCTGTTAATTCGTCTGTGGTGGTGTTAATGCTGGTTATGGTCTTAGTGGCTGTGACCGTAGGCTGATAGGTTACAAAATTATCTCCGGGACTGAAAATCGCAGTGAAATTCGTCGTGACTCCTACGACTTTGTCAGTGCCATTAGATAGACTTATCGTGCCAGGTCCCTGCACTTCTCCAGATATCGCAGGAGTAGACAGCAGATGTGTGCCAGTTCCTAGACTGGTGAGAGTGATGGCCGTTCCGTTGGCAGCATCTGCTTCTGTAAGGGCTAACTTGAACCAATCTCTGCTGATACGTATCACATAATAATCTGTATCGTCGGTCAATCCTCCGATGGCTGTTCCTGTGGTAGCGTAAGTGACCCTGGTAAGATTGGTCATAGAGTGATTTTGGAAATAGATCGCTGATCTGCCAAGATCTAGGTTAACCTGGGGAACTACGACGAATTCTCTGAGAGGAACTTGGTTGTTGCTAGACAGGGTAAATGTGTTATCGTTGAGTATCTGATTGATAGTATAGACACCGTCGCTGGCTGAATTGCTGGTAGCTTTAAATCTATGGGTACCCGTGGATGTACCAGTGATGTCAACGAGGTGTGCAGTTCTCAGCGTGCCGTTTCCGGCTATTGGCGAGGTGAGATCTACGGTTTCGTTGTTAGCGTTGGCGCCGTCCTTGGTCCAATGCAGGGTACAAGTGTTTGCTGACACTGATCTCACCCAGTAGAAGGCTCCGTTGGTCAATCCCCCTACGGGTGTTACGCTGAGATATTGTACAGCATCACCTGTGGTGAACCCGTGATTGACTAGGGTAGTGATCACATTGGTTGAGACACTTACACCTGTGCTCTGAGTTATACTCCTAGCATCGGTCTTCCAACCTCCAGACACTGATGCCAGTTTAAAGTTGTTAGTGGTAGTTCCGAAAGCATAATAAAGGGTGTTATCAACTAGCCCCGGTATAGGAGTATTACCCTGGGCATCATAGATCACTGGATTATTATCTCGCAGTCCATGATTGGGAGAAACGACACTGTCGTTGGTCAATATCGGTGTTCTCGTTTCTATCCTATACTGAGAAACAGCAGTACCAGCGACCGTGAGATTTATCACTGCTCCGGTTTCGTTGTCTTTGAATCTTATCCTATCGCTGTTGACTATTTCAGCTTTATAATAGATACCACTGGTCAATCCGGTTGGTGCTGTTCCGCTGACCGTTGTGAACAATATCACATTATTATTAGACAGACCATGCGATTGGAAATAGATACTGTTGGCATCGACCGCGGGAATGACTTTGATGACTAGAGCATTGGCAGTAGTAGTGGTGAGATCTACTTGTGCCCCGCCAGGTGTGGCAGTGAAAGAAGTAGCAGTGGCGCTAGACACTGTCTTGGGGTAATAAACGGTGCTAGGTGTGTGTAAACTGGCGCTGACGTTCATGTTGGTCATGGCGCCATTGAAGAACAGTAGGGCTTGATTTTCGTTAGATGTAAAACCATGTGCCTCTGCGAATGTAACCTGATCTGTGGCTGTTACCGCAGATAATGCTCGATAGGCACGTATGAATGCAGAACGATGCACACCACCGTTGGTGCCGCCGGCTGTGAGATTGACCCTAGTCGTGCCGCCTAGAGTAGTGGTCAGATAGATGGCGTTGGCACTGATAGTCCTTACATAGTATCCTGTGTAAGCGGTCAAACCTCCTATGACTCCATTGAGCTCCCCAGGAACATACATCCAATGCGTGTTGTCGGGGATGCCGTGATTGAAAGAAAAGGTTATGCTCTCTATTCCAGTGGTCGCATTGATCGTGACTTGGCTATTGGTAAAATAAACAGTTTCAGTGCCTACGAAATTATAGATCTGTGTGGCACCTAGAGAAAATCCAGATTCTCCTGTAGCGACATTGTTGGTGACATTTTTTACCACGGAAAGATAATTGTCGGCTACAGCCAAGCTGGCGTCAGTAAGGGCATTGATCTGACCCACGCTGTTGGAAAGATAGAAGCTGGTACCGTTGATGAACCCCGTGGGATATTCAGTGGTCACTGTGAGCAGAGAAGCAGACTGGGCATCAGTGGTAATAGCTTCTATACCTGTGAGATCGAATTCTGTGCCCTGATAGACCTGTCCTGGAAATACCTGTGTGTAATCAGACAGCACAGATCCGGTGAAGTTTTGCACGGATTTGGCCTTATACTGGAAACTAGTAGAATCTATGATCGTCGTGACGATAAATGTGCCATCGCAGGATATGTTCCTAGTTCCAAGCACGATCACAGGAGTGCCTGAAAGGAACCCGTGATCCTGACCCAGCACTACTGTAACGATATCGCTGCCGTTGATCGTGGAGATCTCATTGACTATGAGCTCGCTGTCTCCACTGCGGCTGAAGAATGTAGGAATGTTCTTGACTAATTCCAAGGTTTCCCACTTGGTGCTCTGTAGACCATACTCAAAGTCAGTGTCGATCAAGTTTTCGGGTTGACTGATTCGGAATTTGCTGACGGGATCTACGAATGTTTCTGAAGGTTCGAAGTTCATAGAATCTTCTTCCACGAAGATCTGCAACTTGTCTGTGCTGCTCATCGCTGAGCAGTCATAGGCCAAGGTTATGGTCATCTCTTCGTTGGTGTAGTCGTAGGTTATGGTGTTGAATTTCAGAGTTTCTTCATTGAAAGCATAGATCAATACACCTCTGGTTATATTGCTGATCAACAACAACCTCTCCGGCTTATAGATATATTTGATCGTCACTCGATCATTGGCTGGATCAAAGGTGTATTTGTGTATTAGTTTCTTTGCCATCTTGGGTTTCCGTTCATGCTCCGAGTGCCACAGCTAGAGCTGTGGCCGCTGTTTTTGATATAGTTTTATCTAGTTCTGTGAAAGTGTTACTGTTGACAGTGATAAAGATGGACTTATAACCAGCTCCAAAATCCACTTTGTTGTTAGAGTTAGAACTACCAGTCACTGTGGTGCGAGCCACTGTGTTGGTAGAAGATATATATGTTCCCGTGCCGGTTTCCCAGTCAGGAGTGTTTTCATGAGTGATAGCATAGTCGAAGGTGTCCCCGTCTTGGCAGACATCCCCGAAGGCTTTGAATCCCGTGGTAGCTCCAAGGAGTGCCACATCGTTGGTGCCTGTGAACAAGCTGGTTTCTTTGATCCTGTCAGCACGTATCTTAGCCATATCATGGATTGTTCAGTGTGATGCTCAGTGTTACTCTTATCTCGTCACCGTTGTTGGCGATGTTGATCGGTGCGTTGCTGAATCTGTTAGCGAACACTAGATCACCGCTGGTCTGTTGTGTGACATAGTATCCGTAGACGTTGCCGGCAGCACCAGTGAACGCGAAAGTGACCTGCGGATAGGCTGCTGAGCTAGGATCACCTGCGGTAAAACTGAAATTCGCCGGAGTCAGCGTTATCGCTGAGTATCCGTTGCCCGAGACTTCTGTGTAGTCTGCGGCGACATCAGTCTTAGCCGGACTCCTGTTGTTAGAATACAGCCTCAATACCAGCGTCTCTGGAGCGGTATTATTTAAAAAGTTTTTTAATGCGATCACCTCTGCCGCATTAGTGAATATCACAGCCATGGCGTTTCCTCTGTAGTTTTCCTAGGATAAATCATTACTAGCGTATTTATGTTCAGGGCCCTGAACACGAAATCCTAATATTATTTATGTGTAGATATAGGTAAAAATTAGGCTAAGCCCCGAACCCTGTGTAGATTCGCCTGTAGACCCAACTTGGGCGATGTCTACGGTAAGGTAGTCATCTTCTGCCATAGTGAAATCTACGATATCAGTGATCTTAGACTGACCCGCGGATACGGTTACTGTATGTGCGGTAACATTGTTTTTTTTGACCACGGCTATGATCGCTGCGTCTGCTGTGGTAGCTAACCTAGCCACTATCTTAGACACGGAGATATCTCCGGGACTGTACCAACGCACGGTTCCTGCACGCACTTCTAGCCTGCCGTCTTGGAACATCTCTACGGTCTTAGGTCTAGTAGAAATGTTTAGGATTTTTTCTGTGGAATCTCCCGTGGCATCTGTGGTCAATATGATGCCGTTATCTGCGGTGACTCGCAGCGTGCCCAGTCCCTGTGCTACGAGTTCATCTTGTCCACCAACGCTGACAGTCCTAAAAAAGTCACCAGCGGAAACCCTGATGGCCCCGCTGCCCAGGTCTGTGACTAGCAGACCAGAATCCTCATCGAATCTGAGGGTGTTTATCCCAGTGATTTCACTGCCTAGATCTAGCTGAGCTACGGTGATATCAGCACTTTCACCTTTGCTTCCGGTAAACCCTAGGTCACCACGGCTGCCCGCATAACCACTATCTCCCTGACTCCCAGTATAACCAATTTCTCCTTGGCTGCCAGCGAATCCCGTGTCTCCCTGCGATCCCGTAAATCCCTGGGTTCCTTGGCTGCCAGTAAATCCCGTGCTGCCTGTGTAACCTAAGCTACCAGCGAATCCAACACTGCCTGTAAATCCTGTATCACCTCTAGATCCGGTAAAACCTGCACCTTGGCTACCTGTGAATCCACGATCTCCTTTGTCGCCTTGGCTGCCTACGAATCCTTCTGTGCCTCTACTGCCCGTGAATCCTCTAGAGCCCGTGAATCCCTGTGATCCTGTATATCCTTGACTGCCCGTGAATCCGAAGCTGCCCGTATAACCAACGCTACCAGTGAATCCAATGTCGCCTTGGCTGCCAGTATAACCTATGTCTCCTTGGCTGCCCGTGAATCCCTGATCGCCCTGGCTGCCTGTATAACCTAGACCTGCGAATTCTCCTGGAACACCTTGACTACCAGTGTATCCTTGGTCGCCTTGGCTGCCAGTGAATCCCTGCAGTCCTCGAGGACCTAGAGTAGTGGTTATCTGCCAAGTGACACCGTCGAATATGAATTCTGCGGTTATGTTAGGTACGTCTATCCTCACAGAAGTTGATGAATCTTCTAACAGAGTTCCGTTGCCGTCGACTATGAGATTATTAGCGTAAAAATCATCTCCGTCTGTGATCTGTATGTAATCTCCGGCTGTGGGAGAACTGGGGAGCTTGACCGTAAATTCTCCCGAAGATGTGTCAGCGATGAGCCTGTTTCCTGATTGTGCTTCGTAGTAGGCAGATACCTTAGTCCAGGGATCTAGACCTATTCCCCGACTTCCAGTATAACCTAGTTCTCCAACGCTGCCTGTGAATCCCTGATCCCCCTGGCTGCCTGTGTAACCTACGCCTTCACTTCCGGTATAACCCGGCTCGCCTTGGCTACCTGAGAACCCGGTATCACCACGACTACCTGTGAATCCTAGTTCGCCTGCGCTGCCAGTATATCCTTGATCTCCTTGTGATCCTGTGAATCCTGCACTACCGGTGTATCCGATACTGCCAGTGAATCCTGCATCACCTTGGCTGCCTGTGAATCCTGTCTCACCTTGGCTGCCGCTGTAACCGATACTGCCTGTGTATCCTTGGCTGCCTGTGAATCCAGGAACTTCGCTGGCAGAACCTGTGTATCCTATGCTACCTGTGTATCCTATGCTACCTGTGTATCCTAACTCACCCTGTGATCCAACATATCCAACATCGCCCTGCGAACCTGTGTAGCCTAGACTACCTGTATAACCTAATTCGCCTTGGCTGCCTGTGTATCCCGTCTCTCCTTGGCTGCCTGTGAATCCCTGCGAACCTTGGCTGCCTGTGAAACCTTGGCTGCCAGCATAGCCCGAGCTTCCTGTATATCCCTCACTGCCCGTATATCCAATATCTCCCTGTGAACCAGTAAATCCCTGGCTGCCGGTGTAACCCGTACTGCCGGTGTAACCCGTACTGCCGGTAAATCCGATATCGCCTTGCGATCCTGTGAAACCCTGACTGCCGGTAAATCCTTGATTACCTTGGCTGCCTGTGAATCCCTGCGATCCTGTGAATCCCTGGAAGCCTTGACTGCCTGTGTAACCTACTATCCTTCCCTCGTCGTCCCATTGGCTGCCATCCCAGACATGTAGGTGACCATCATCGACGGTTATGTATGCATCACCGGGACTACCGTTGTAGGGGAAGGGTAGCTCTGAAGCGTTGTTAAGAGAACCGACGATATCTACAGCAGTTCCGGCAGGACCCTGTGGACCCTGACTTCCAGTATAACCTAGTTCTCCTTGGCTGCCTGTGAATCCCTGATCTCCTTGACTGCCTGCGTAACCTTGGCTGCCGGTGTATCCTGTGCTGCCGGTATATCCTGTACTGCCGGTATATCCTGTACTGCCGGTGAACCCCGTATCACCTTGGCTGCCCGTGAATCCTTGGCTGCCTGCATAGCCCTGTGAACCAGAGTAGCCAGCGCTGCCAACGAATCCCGTCTCTCCTTGGCTGCCCGTGAATCCCTGACTACCTGTGAATCCTTGCAGGCCTTGGCTGCCCTGAGATCCCGTGTAACCTATGTCGCCTTGAGATCCTGCGAATCCTGTACTGCCAGTAAATCCCAGAGATCCTTGGCTGCCCACAAAACCCGTACTGCCCTGCGATCCCGTGAAACCTGCACCTTGGCTGCCAGTAAATCCACGGCTGCCCGCAAAACCTTGACTGCCTACAAATCCTATGCTGCCTTGGCTGCCAGTGAATCCTTGGCTGCCTGTAAATCCACGACTACCGGTATAACCTACAAGACCTTGGCTGCCCACAAAACCCGTGGCGCCCTGCGACCCTGCGAATCCCTGTATGCCCTGCGATCCCGTGAATCCTGCACCAGTGACTAGCCCCCCACCTACCAGCAGAGTGCCGTTTTCGTCTACGGTGATAGGCGTGGAATTTATGTAGATCGTGTCGCTGCTGACATACAGGCTTCGCCATTTTTTATCGGCCGTACCTAGATCGTAGACGCTGTCCTCAGCGGGCACTATGTTTTGATCCACGGCACTGAGATCTATATCCTGCGTGCCCGAACCGGTGTAACCTACCAGTCCCTGTGGACCTTGGCTGCCTGTAAAACCCTGGCTTCCTGAGAATCCTTGGCTGCCCGTGAACCCGCCGGGATCGCCCTTGCTGCCCGTGAATCCCTGGCTGCCAGTATAACCTCCCGCAGGTCCTTGTGGGCCTATACTGCCCGTGAATCCCTGGCTGCCCGTGTAGCCCACAGTGGTAGATACCGCCTGCCAGGCACGACCGTTCCATGACCATGTGCGATCACCGAAGGTGAATTCGTCACCCTGCTGCGGGTTCTGCGGGAAGTTGATTTCTGTCATCTGATATTAGCTAATATCAGTATTTATCGACTGGTCTATCTCAGTCTGTGTGCGCTTGCGGGCGGAGTGAAATTGGATGTGTATCGTGCAACACCTTTTGTGATGCGAAGGTCGTCTATGTAGCCGTTTAAAGGTAAAGAATTATCCGATCTAAGTCCAATGCGAAGTGGTTGAATGTTAGATGTAGGTG